TACTACCCTTAATTATAGGGTCGTTATTGTATTGTTGGCTCTGGATTTTTCCTTTTGCAGTATCCATCTACCTTGCCCACTTTCTGACGGAGGATGAAAAAATATACGATGACCACATGTTATACAAAATGTTTCTAAGTGGTCAACGCTGCTGTATTGTCTGTCAACAAACATGCGACCTTTACATTTTTTACAAAAAATCATGCCCACCCTTAACCTTAGTTAGGAATGCCAACAATTATTAAGTTAACCGCTATTGCTAAATTTCCAGATTCGCCAAATCTAACAAAGCCGTCTACCCTTGAAGTTGTTACTGATGTTAAAATAACGTTTACATTCTTTCCAGCAGGAGTGCCACCAGTATTTTCTAAAGTTGCTGTTACTATTGGTGCAAATTTAAAATCAGTAAACTCTAAGAAAAATGTTTTTTCTGTTGACGCTGACACTGTAGATAGAGTTGCAACTACTGGAACATATCCTCCAACAATTCTTGTTTCTGAGGTTTTTGCACTTTGTTTTCCAGCAGTTCGTGTATCAATTGTTGCATAGTTAAATGTTGCTGAAGATACTTCAGTGGATAGTTGATTTACTGTATCAACTAATTTATAAAGATATGGGACATCCAAAGGTTGTCCTCGTTCTGGTAGTGGTACTTTAGCCATTTATTCCTCCTATTTGATTATACCAAAGAAACTAAACCAGAATTGTATATATCCAGGTTATTGTTTATTGTCTTTGAAGATGACTCTATTTGAACAATTACACGAACATTGACGTTTCCTGTTTTAAAAAATTGATATGAGTGACCTTGTGCTGTTCCATGAAAGGTTGGTGTAACTCCGTTATATCCAACAAAAACATCATATTTTTCCATACCTAGTGTTGATGCCCACACAACATTAATAATTGAAGATGATTGCTGCGTAGAACCGCTTACAGATGAGACTGGTACTGTTTCTGTGATAAAAGTCGGAGACCATTGCGATGTTCTGTTTTTATCCTCAGAAATAATTCTATACCTTACACCATATGCAGAAGTATCAGAGTCTACGGGGGGCAATTGATTTTTTGAAATAATTGCTTTTTTAATAGTCATTATGTTACACCTATTGAAAATCTAAATTCAACATAATTACTAGTATTAGGTGACTTAACTATTGTTTCAGCATTATCATTTTTAATAATTGAATACCCCGTTAGTCCGTAAAGTGGGTTTGTTGTTGCAATATTTTCTAGTCTAAGAGCATCTAAAGCAATATAATAATTTGATGATGGTTCTGGTGTTGGTCCACTATCTTCAGAAAGTACGCATGCATAAACCCTAACCACTGTAACTAAATCCCAAGTAAATCCTGAAGTGGTGTAAAGATCTTGTAGTTGTTTTGAAACTACAAAATATCTATTTGTTTCAAAGTCTGCAATTTCATCGTTTAAATTTCCAGAACTACCATGGTTTACTTCCGCTTCAAACCTTGCAAACTGACTGCCATCGGTTGAAGAAAAATTAACTAATATTCTAACTGTTTCTGGAATTGCAGAAGAGTTGCCAGTTTTACTTACTATTGAAAATGCCAGTCTAAGTTCATCTATTGGAGAGTTTCTTGAAAAATCTACGTTTGCTCCAGTTAAACGAATGTGGTTTGATCCTGATTCAATTACAAAATGATCTTCTGTTGGACCACTCTCTTCGCTAATTGTTAGGTCTGCTTCATCGCCCCTAATTAAAATTATGTTATTTAAAAATCTACATCTTTCATATCTGTTTGCACGAGATGTTTTAAAAAATATAGAGTTATCTGCATTTGTTTGAAAGACGGTATCTGTAACAGCAATAACATTGTTATCTAATGGATCATCGAGTGGGGAAGTAACAACATCAATAGCGGTTGCTGATGCCCCTGTTTGATACTGCCAATTTTCTCCAGTAGTAAAAGCAAATACTGTTTTACTGTCATATGCTCCAGCAGAAGGATTTGCTCCTGCAGAATATAGACCTACTTCTGATATTTCATATCTTTCTTCTGTTGGTAATTCTGCGGTTAAGACAATTTTATTTATACCGCCTTCATTTACAAACCCTCTAGATGATATTGGAACACGAAACATTTCAAAATCAAGGTTTTCTTTTGTTGCAAAATTATCTGCTACGTCGCCAGTTTCTAGCGGGGTGGGACCACAACCAACAGCCAAAAAAGATGCGTAGGCAGGGGCTTGACCAAGCATGTATTTTCCAATAATAGTCTTACCAGTGTTAGTTATCAAGAGGTTACTTCTCCAAATTCCGCTTCATATATTGTACCACTTGTGGTTATTTCTACTTGAATTTGCTCATCAGTCTCAAGATTAATAGCCTCAATAATCAGATTTCCTGTATCATTATCTAAATAAACATACGCCCCACTTGGCCCAGTTCCTGGATCTGGAATTTTGTTTTCAAGTTTAATAGAAAAATTTGCAAAGTATTTGTCTGAAGTAGACTGAAGACTAAGAATATTATTTGGATTATATTGTTGTTGAATTGATGAAAGATTTTTAATAGGTTGATAAGAAACTTGTTGTCCATTAACAATGTCATTACGTGCTATATTTATTAGTTCATGTCCACCAATATCTTCAAATATAAGGTCTTTAATTACCTCAATGTCCATGCCTTCGTCATCAAATAAAACTGTGTCTATTGGTGCTGTCTTAACTGGAGGTGGGGGTGGGGCTATAATTGCTGCGGCTATTGTTGTTGGTGTTGCTGGTACTGCTGCCACTATTGTTCCACCACTTGGAATACCACTATATGATGGAACTTCGTTAAATCCTGAAGTAACAAGATCTTGGTTTACGGTTGCAGTATTAAGTGTATTTTGTATTTCTTTTAATTGTATTTCAGTTGCAGCGTTTAGTCGATTTATTGTACTAACAATTTGACTTGTAGTTGCTTTTGGATTTGAATTAATTTTATCTAATTCTGCAGTTATTTTTTCTACTCTTGCCGTTGCTGTAGCCAGAGTATCTTTTGACGAACTATATGACTCTCTTTCTTCCCCAGGTAGCCTCATTTTACACCTCGCTTAAATAGGCAGTCATGCTTGGTCCGCCATTATTTCTAGAATAATCTATATTATATACTACAAACCTGCTAGAGTCTGATGTTACAAGATCTAGTCCAGAAGAATCTTTGTAATTAACAGTTACAATATCTCCAAGTTGTAATGTTGGAATTGAAAATAGATTTATGCCTATTGATTTTCTAGGATGCATAACTCTATTAATAATCCAACCCATTAAAGCCTGAGCGTCATCATCTGTTTGAATGTATATGCTATCAATAGAAAATTCATTTTTTCCATAGATCATTCTGCTTTGTCTAATTTCGTCATACTTTGCTTTTTCTACAAGTGGTGAAAATATTAATGAACTACCCTGAAATTCTGGATCAGATAGATTTCCACGTTTTTTAAAGTACTCATCAACAGTTAACTCATGAGTTGTATCTTGTGTAAATGTTACTCCTTGAATTCTTAAATAGTTTCCTGTTGTTTCGTCTAAACTTAATGCAGTATCTGTAGCATTAAATATTAAAAATTCTGCTCCGTAAGAGTCTGCTAAGAATCCAGATGTTGTATATCCTTTGATTCTATTAAAGGTTGGAGAAAGTTGAGCATAAAGAGCGGGGTATGCACGATCATACTTAACATCAAAATAAGCACATTCACGCATAATAGAACCAAATTCTTCAAAATACAAATTATATTGTGGTGGTTCCTGTGAACTAATTCCAGAAAGGTGAGTTCCCTGAATTATTCCACTCATTGCATATTTTCTAAAAGATTCATTAACATTGATTTTGCCATTTGATAATGCTGAAGCAAGAGTTTCTCCTACTGTAAAAACTGTGTTTTGAGAATAGTTTTCTGACAAAGCATAAACATTTTCAAACATAACTCTAGAAGAGCCACGAGTAAATAACGCCATGTTATTGTAAATTGGAAGAGGGTCTGTATCGTCAACTACCTTAATTAACTTGTTATTAATATATAAGTAAAATCTTCTTACTTTACCAATGTCCTGATATTCTACAGACAAGTCATATACTGTTGGATTTTCTTCTCCAGATATTCTATACTGTCCAGTAAATCTTCCATCGTCAACAATAATTTTTGAAAGACCGCCCCAAAGTTTAATTGGAATAGCATTTGTATTTGCTGATTCTTTTTTAATTTTATAAAACAATATATTATTAATTGATTTTTCTGCATTACCTTTTGTGTCAATTTTTAAATATGAGTTAATATTATCTTCGGTTAATGCAACTATTTCAAAATAATATCCATTATTTGTTTCTGGATTAAGCAGTACGGCAAGGCCTCCAGAGCCACCACCAATGCTTACTGTTTGATCTGGTTGAATTCCAGAGGCTTGATAGTAAGTTACGCTGCCAATTGGTGTTTGAGTTCTACTTGTATTGTTTTCTATTTTACCAACAATTCTTAGTCTGGTGCCAAAATGTTTATATGCGCTATTTAAATTTTTATAAACATACGAAACAAAGCCTAGTGGATTTTCTGTAGTTTTAAAAGACGGACCGTTCATAACAAGGGCGGATGACTGAATGGTGCCAGACTGCGTTGACTTAACATTATTTACTGAAGTTTCTGTTAAATAATTTGTTGACATAAAGTTTTTTATAATACCATCACGAGTGGTTTGTTTTGCTAAATCATTATTTACGCCTGCTGCACCAGTTGTTGTTGCAGGATAGGTTATATCTTCATCTAGTTGAGTTGTAAACAAATATTGTGTCTGCATATCTACTCCACGCACATGCTCAGGATTTGACCAGTATGTGTCAATACCTGCTGTATGAGATGTTATAGTTGTTCCAAATTGTGCACGACCATGGTCTACTACCGCTCCATTTTGTAATCTTGTAATACCATCAACTGTTTCATAATATGGTGTTGAATAAATTCGAACTATTCCAGTTGGATATATTTTTCCATTAAACGGCAGGGATGAAAAATAACTTTGATACTCCTGATTACTACTAATAAAAACATTACCAGTTCCAGTTATATTGAACTCTACTGCATCATACTTTACTATTTCTCCGTTAGAGTAAAAGTATCCTTGATACCTTGTAAGCCAGTAAATATTTTCTCCAAGATCAAGAAGATTGTTTGTCATTAAATGATTAACAACTATTGGTGGCGATGCTGTAAGATCAGAGTTTAAAGGCATAGCGCCTAATACATAATTACTTTGCTTAGAGGCAACCTCATTTATGGTTTTTGTGCTTTCTGTTCCAGACACTTCCCAAAGCAAAGATGGCTTATATATCCAAGTCTTATCTTTATCAATCATGCTAGATTGTTTAATTGAGCCATAGGATCTTTGAATGTATCTTGTTGTGTAGTTAATTTTTCCATCGTTATATATTTTATTGTCTTGCGATGCTATAGAAAGAATGTTTGGTAAATTTCCAGATGTTGCATTTTCAATAACTCCGCTATCTGTTTGGTTTGTCGATCCAGACATTACAAAAGTTGTTTCTCTTTGACTTTCCGTTGGCATTAAATAATCTTTGCTCATTACAACAAAATTGTTATATTCGTCAAAAAACATTGCTGTCTGTGTAGCAAGTGCTAATTGATTTAATACCTGTGCAACGTTTTGATCTGGAGCAATAAAGAAAAATGGTATAACTGTTTCAGATTCTCCATCAACTCTTCTAAAAACATAATTGCTAAAACCAATATAATCAAGCAAGGTAGAAATTGCATAACTTAAAGATGCTTCAGTTGTTAATAGTCTTGGGGCTGGCATAGATTCTAGGAAAAAGAAAAAGTCTCTGAGTTCCAATGAAAGAGTTCCAGCAGTTACGTCTGCTTGTGGAAAACCTTCTGAATACAATGTTTTAATTGGAACATAGTAATCAAACCCTTCAACATCAAGAACAATTTCATAAAAGGTAAATTTAATATTTTTTCTAACGTAATCTGCAATAAT